CAAGGATTTGTTCTGGCACTTTAGTCCACGTTGTACAGCTAACGCCCATAATGGTTTTGGTGCCGTGATCGTGGATCGGATTGTAATCGCCAGCATAAGAATGCACTGACCAAAGCTCATCCATCTCTACCTTACGGTTGCCATCTAATTGCTGGCCCGTATTAGCCATAAACGCACTGATGTACTCGGCACCCATGCTCGTTAAGAACTGAGAGAACTCTGCTAAACGACCATCTTCGTGATCCATTACAAGCTGTTCGCCGTTACCGATCTGGCCTACTAGCGTATGTGCAGCAGAGATACGATCATTCTGGTGCATCAGTTCGTCTAAGTAGTCATTGATGCTTGTAACCATATTCTCAGGCACAGTCGTTTCCATCAAAAACAATGACGGAAGCGGCATCATACGGTACTGAATCTCAGACATTAAGCAGCAGGGTCGTATGCGTTTGCAGTTTTTATGGCTGCGTTGACTGTACTCATGTCTTCAGAACCCCAATCATCAAGGCCCACCATCGCCTCAAGATACCCACAGCTACGCAGAATACGTTCCTGCTTCTCAGCATTGGTATGGTCGTTGTAAAAGTCATTTTTTGCATCCAGAACGCTTTCAATTACGTTTACGCTATTCAGCATTGCTGAGTAGTCTTGTGCGATTTGATCTGTTTCTCTGGTCATTGTCTTATCCCTCTAGTGCCGTTATACGGTCTGTTAGTGCTGCGATGACAGCGGTTTGTTCTTGAACTGCTTTGACTAGCGGGATAACGAACATCTCGCGGGATACTTGCTGTACGCCGTAGTGATCTTCTTTCCACCCTGCAAAGTCTGAAACCCCTGCGGCATCTAACGCAGCTTTAACTTCTTGAGCAATGAAGTTGTGCATTACTGCATCTGTATTCATGTGGTTAATAATATTGCCATCAGCATCTTCTTCTCGTAGATGTGCTAATTGAGCATCCGAAGCATCAAGTTCGCCACTTGCTTTCCAGTTATACTTAACAGTCCGAAGAGCATTAATAAAATCTAAACCTAGTGTTTGATTTGTAATGTTCTTTTTAAGCCGTTCATCTGAAGATCTTGACCAGTTTGCATCGGTATCAAAATCATTAGTAACAACATTACTAGCTTTACCAAAGCTAAAGTCATTACTAGCACCTGCGAAGTTGTGGCCTATAACAATACTGTTAGTTGCACCAGTAGCATTTTGTTCAACATTAAACCCTACAGCAACATTATTAGTACCAGTAGTAACAACATTACCATTCCCAGTATTAGATCCAACGAAAGTGTTACCTGTCCCCGTGCTTACTTTTTCACCGGCCCTAAAACCTATTGCTATGTTGTGAGTATTTGTAGCTGTAGTAAAGTTTTGTTCAGTAAGTGCTAATACACCTATGCCAACAGAGGTACTGCCTAGAGTGTCATTACTTAGTGCGCCATATCCTATAGCGATATTATTATCTGCATCAGTCAGTGCGTCACCTGCAAGACCACCCACGAGGGTGTTCTGGATTCCCGTGGTGGCAGCAAGACCTGCGCCGTGGCCTATGGCAGTATTGAAAGAATTTGTAGCCGTAGTAAAATTCTGACTTCTTAAATTATTATGACCAACAGCTACTGATTTGCTTCCTAATGTATCTGCTCCTAATGCGCTGTAACCAATCGCTACGTTAAAACCAGCAGCGGTAAGAGCATCACCTGCAAGACTACCGACAAGGGTGTTCTCGCTGCCTGTAGTAACTGCCGCACCCGCAGTACGGCCTACAGCAACATTGTTTGCTGCGCCATCCTGCGTTTTTAACGCCTCACGGCCTATAGCTACGTTGTTAGCTGATGTTGTTTCAGACTGGAGAGCAAATGCCCCGATGGCAACATTCTGACTCCCAGTTGTTAGCGAAGTACCTGCCTCTGCACCCAAAAGTGTGTTCTGGATTGCCGTACTGATACTTTCACCCGAACTGTATCCAACGGCGGTGTTATAAGATTGTGTCGCCGTAGTAAAGTTCTGCACTTTTAGTGCGCCCCTACCAATAGCAGTGCTTCTACTTCCCAGAGTATCCGCACTAAGCGCCAAGGCTCCAACGGCTACATTGTCATCTGCGTCCGTTAAAGCGTCACCAGCTTCACCGCCCAAGATGGTATTGCGGATTCCCGTGGTAATTGATGTTCCTGCTTCGTAACCAACACCTACGTTGTAAACATCTGTAGCAGTAGTGAAGTTTTGATCTCCTAAAGCCTGAAAACCAACAGCTACCGACCTACTTCCTAGTGTGTCAGAACCTATTGCTCCTCTACCCACTGCTACGTTTTTATCTGCATCAGTCAGAGCATCACCAGCAAGTCCCCCGATGAGGGTGTTCTCAATTCCCGTGGTGACTGCCCCGCCTGCTCCAAACCCGACCGCTGTGTTGTAAGAATCTGTGCTTGTCGTGAAGTTTTGACTAGCTAAAGCATCAACACCAACAGCAACATTTCTATCGCCTAAAGTATCTGCGCTTAATGTGTTGTAACCAAGAGCCGTATTTTTATTGCCGACAGTGAGCGCATCGCCTGACAAGCCACCAACTAAGGTGTTGAAAGTTGACGTAGTGATTGCCGCGCCTGCATCATATCCAACCGCCGTATTATAAGAATCTGTAGACGTAGTAAAGTTTTGTACCTTTAAGGCACCTCTACCCAAAGCGGTCGCTTTGTTCCCTGCAACATCACCACCTAAAGCACTCAAACCGAAAGCGACATTTTCAGTGCCGGTGGTTAAAGCGTCTCCCGTAAGATTCCCCACTAACGTGTTAAACGAACCAGAGGTTATTGTTGTACCTGCGTGATAACCAACGGCAACATTATGACTAGCACCATCAATATTTTGTGCGCCTAACGCATTCGTGCCGATAGCAATTGATTTCGTGCCAGTATCTTCGGCATCCAGTGCGGCATAGCCGATAGCAACATTGTCATCCCCCGTAGTCAAAGCCGTACCCGCTTCATCGCCCACAACCACGTTAAAGTTGCCGCCAGAGGTGATGGAGTTACCTGCGTTGACACCCACTCGGACGTTGGATGTACCTGCGGATGGAGTAGATAACTCGCCGCCTACTGCTAGGTTTCCAGCAAGTTCTAGGTCATCCATCTCGTAAACAACTGCGCCTGATCCTGCACCATCGGTAGCTACAATCTTAGTTTGACCCGCAGCAATAACCACGTTTGCACCAGAGCCTTGGGTAAGTGTCAAAGCGGCAGCGGTTTCGTTACGCATGATCCAAGTATGAGATAACGTGTTAGGTGCAAGTGTGACTGTGCAAGCCTGACCACCACCTGTAAGGCGTAAGAAGGTGCTTCTAAACTGGTCAGTCGCGCCATCTGCCATTGTGATGGTATGAGTTGACGCGTTAGCTACAGCCTCTGCACCGACACCCATTGCCTCTGCAATAAGCTCTAAGTTTGTGTTTGTACTCGTTCCCCAAGTACCCGCTTCATCGCCCGTGGCAATCTCTTTTAAGCGTAAATCATTAACGTAAGTTGCCATTTAAGCTACCTCTTCCCAGTTAGGGTCTTGACTTGTTGATATAGATGCCCAGTTAGGCGTTTGACCTGTGTCGATAAGGCTCCATACATTTGTTGGGCCGCTTGCGCCAGTACCACTAACGCCAGTAACGTCAACGTTGGCATCGGCTGTAGTCGATACTGTACCCGCTGCACCTGTTCCCGCAACACCCGTGACATCAAGGTTGTTATTTGATACGGGAATGACTGTGCCAATTGCACCCGTTCCCGCCACACCAGTAACAGGAACATCGGCTTCCGCATCCACAGTGACGGTAGTAACCGCGCCTGTGCCAACAACTCCCGTGACGGCAACATTTGCTTCGGCATCAACCGTAGGAATAGTGACCGCGCCCGTACCGACAACGCCTGTAGGGACAACATCAGCCGCTGCCGAAACTGTGACAGACCCGATACCCGAAGTGCCTGCGACACCCGTGACAGTGACTGGGATTGTTTCACCCCATCCAGCTTCGCCCCAAGTACCTCTGCCCCATCCGCTAATAGCTGCCACACGTTATGCCCTATGCGATGCGAATGATCGCGTTGGATGCGTCAGCGGTAGGAAACTGGACAGTAAAGTCACCAGCGGTAGAAGTCTTATCTCCACCAAAAGCCAACGAACAAACTGCTGGGTCGCCAGATAAAGCCTCACCGTAAATCAACGCCCCATTTGCAGTGATTGTTGCATTTGAAAATGTAAGGTTGGCAAAGTCAGCAAGAGCAGTTGTACCACTAGCCACTGGGGTTATAGACGTTAAGAACGCACCCTTTGCAGTGTAGTTTGTACCACTGGCTTCATTAGAGCTTGTGTAAGCAGTTGTAGCTGCGCCCAATGTTGCGGAGCTTGTGTACAGCGCAAGTTTATACTGATCTCCCGCAGCGGTGAAATTATGGACACCCTTTAAAATCTCAACCTTAAACGAAGTACACATTGCAGTGCTAATAGCCATTATAGCCTCCTAATTATATCAGCCATGTCTTTATGACCTTGACGTTCAAATTCAGCGGTAAGTGTAGTCCTATCGCTCTTAATTGCTTCTTTAATATAGTGTAAAGCCGTAGCCTTAACCGCCTCTTTAAACTCTTCTGCTTGTTGAGCAATAGCAGGATGACAATTACCGCCAACGCTTACAACTCTGTCAGCTATTGTTTGCGCCCAAAACTCAGGGTCATGCCCTTTATTAGTTGTAGTTGTTACCAATACGCTACCTACTTCCATAACCGGCGAAGAAATCACTGTTATCTTCCAGTCCTTACAGCGCCAGACCTATAGCTGTCAGTAGTGTTGTAGCCTTCACCAAGCTTTTTGAGGTCGGCAATAGCAGCATCATACCTAGCAGAGTAAAGTTGCAAAAGGTCAGGCTCACCCTTTAGGAAGCCATAACCTTCAACCAAACAGCCGTAAAGCAATGCGTTTTCAGCATTGTCACCCAGCCAGCTTGTACCATCAGCCGACTCAGTGATTGACTGTGGTTTGTAAAAATAATGTAGCTCTGCCGTAAAGTCTGCATTTGGAGTTGGCCCAAGAATAAACGACTGCTCGTTAAACAGCGCGTAATGCTTTGGAACTCCTGTCGTAGCCGATGAAGGGTAAGCTTCCCTAATGAAGTTAACGTCTTTTCGGATCAAGAACTCATAACCACTGTTATCAACAGACAAAGAATATGTAGCCAAGAAGTCGGAAGGAACCGCTAGGTATTGATTTGACCCTGTCATAGTTCCTGTAGCGTTCTTCCTAAAGTCCGGTAGCTGAACGGCCTTTAGGATTCTTTCTTCAGCTTGAGTAATTATAGTTGGCAACTGAGCAACAAAGGTTGACTCGTTGGTCTCAAGGTAGTCCTGAATTGCCGTCTTTAATGTCGTAAAAGTAAATGCCATTATGATTCCAATATAACCCCAACAAAGCCTATACCACCTGTCATTCCAAGCCCTATCTGTCCTACCGGATCAAAAGAAAACAAAGCTCTACTAGCGTCTTCAGCCCTATCTGGACGAGGATTCCTTAACGATCTAGGGTCATCAACTAATATCTTGCCTAGCTGCAACTGAGGCTGATCTGGGTCAACCACATCGCGACCAACCAAAAACCCTGTAGGCCGTTGATTGACAATCTCAGGAACAAGGTCTTTTAGCGGATAGCGAAAGCCCGTCTTGTCACAGAACCCAAAAGCATATTTGCCGCGAGTAAAGGCGCTCAAAACGAGTACCCACCAGGGGAAACATAGAGCGATGCTTTGTTTCGGTCTGAATCAGAAGCAAGCGTCCACTGCTCCTCGTAATCTGATTTTAGTGCAACGGATCTCGCGCTTGCCGCTGGGTATTTCATACTAAGTTGATAAGCAAGTCCCGAAACTAAACAAGGAAGAAACCTAGCAGGAACGTCAATATTGTTTGAAGCTGAGTTACCAGCATCCTCAACGCGCTGCATGTAGTAGTAACCAAACGTGTAGGTGTCTTGGCTATCAGGAGAGGGCCAAAGGTTAACAGTAATATCGCCAACATTGCGTTCTACATAATATTGTAGAGGCTTGCTTTGAGTTAGCTTGTTTGAAAGATTTGAATATTGGCTTACAGAGATTCTAGTCATCGACTGGTCAAACTGCCCCGTAACACTGCCGGACTCAGTTCTTATAAAAGCCTCAACAATATCAAGAACATTTGCTGGCAATGTGTAAGCTGTTGTTCCAGCAGTAAGTGCTTGAGTAGCAAACTCTACAGACCATAAATTTAGCCCACGGTTCTGCCATTCAAGCATCATCAAGTTCAAGCTACGACGAGCGGTCTTATAATCATACCCACTACGAAGCTCTAAGCCTGCTCGTTCAAAAGCCTCTTCCATTGCATCAGAAAGATCTAGTGTGAAATTAAATGTGCCGCTAGTAGCCATCTAGATCTTGCGACCTCTTGTCTTTCCGCGAATTGCTTTGCCGTCTATAGGGCGAGATCTAGTCACACCGCCCTTGCTCATCATAGCTGTTGAGCTAGGCGCTGTTGAGCCAGACATAACCTGATCCATGCGATCCTTTTCCGCTTTTTCACTAGCAAGCCTGCTTGCAGCCTTGTCAGCTTTTTTGTCCTTTCTGTGCTTTAAATAGCCAGCTAACGGGCTAATAGCAGCTAAAGGTTCTTGAGCTATTAAGCCGCCCAAGCCACCACCAAGTATTTGCCCTATCTCTTTCTTACCCATTACGGCCTCCTAGCTTTCTGCTTTTTTTTGCTAACCCGTTTCTTTTTAGCGGGAGCATCTTTTATTTGTTTAGACTCTTGCGCTCTACTGATAGGCATTAGTCTCTCCCAAACTTTTGCTTTTGCGACTTAGGAGGACTTTTAGTGCTGCCGCCCTTGCCACTCCAAAACACTTTATTCGCCCAGTATGCCGCAGAAGTCTTGCCTTTTGCGATGTTTTTACCGTGACGAGCTTTAAAGCTTTTACGCGCCTCGGCGCTATAGTTATGACCCATCTTCTGGTCACCAAAGCGAATCAGCTTCATCTTGCCACCATCCCTGACAGCTACTACAGCCTTCTTTGTCGCGTGGCTTGGTGTTCTTTTAGGCTTGTTTAATCCAGTCAAACCAACCTTTTTTAATCTATTTTTTTCTGCATCAGTTAAGCTCATTTTCTATGCCTTGCAGTTTTCTTAGCTATCTTCTTTGGCTGCGAACTATGCTGCTTGCCCTTCTTCTTGTCGGCACGCTTTTTCTTTGTCGTAGCCGCATACTCCTTGTCAGACAAGGACTTTATAGCTTTCTTAGGTAAGTAACGCTCCCCAGTAGCTTTAGAGCCTTGAGTACTAGGCTTTCCGCTCTTAGTGCTCCACTCCTGTTTAGTCCACTTCTTTAAAGATTTCTGGGACTTCTTTAATGCCATTAGTCTTTATACCCGCCGCCAGCTTCTTTATATCTCTTAGCAAGCATTTGAGCTTTTCTAGCCGACCACTGACCAGGACTACCGCCTTTGCCACTGGCTTTGATTTGATTAAAAAGCTTTTTACGCAAGGTTGGCTTTGTGTAATTGCCAGCCTTGTTTACCGTAGACTTCTTTTTTTCAGCCATTATTTTCTAGCCCTATTTTTTGATCTAGACTCTACACGAAGATTTTTTGGCTTGTTGTTAAGCGGATTGCCGTCCTTATGATGAACGTCCTTCTTGTCACCCTTCTTAACCACTCCTTTGGCTTCAGCAGTGCGTCGAGCGGCATTTCTGCCAGCCCTACGCTTCTTTTGCTCCGGCTTGGAGTGAAAGCTTTTGTACTCTTCTTTATAGTTTCTAGCCATAACCAACTCTAGAAGTGTTTGCGAACCTTCATCACTATGTTGTAAACATCACCAGAACTGTGAGCTACTGTTGTGAAAAGAATGTCGCCATTCTTGCCACTGCCAGCATTGTTAGGAATGCCAGTAAAATCTGAAAAATCTAACGTGTCAGCCCAATCGGCATTTAACTGCCAAGCCAGAACATTGGTGGATGCGTTAAAAAATATCTTAACGCCCATGCCTATGGTGCTGTAGTAAATACTTTGAATGGAAACAGAAGTACACGCAGCATTTGTCATTGGGTCTGGCGCTAACGCAGATACATCTATTTTTGCAACTGCGCTCTCACCAGAACCATCACTAACATTTGTGAATCTAAAGATAGCGGTACTGCCGTCATCTTGAATTTTCTGAGTTGCTACCGCATCAGCCATATATATTCTCCTAAAAGAAGGGGGCGAATAACGCCCCGCTACAGTCCCCTATTACGCTATCTGAACGTATTCAATAATGAACGTGAATGATCCCGCTGTTGTAGCATCAACCGTGTTAGTGATGTTGCAGAAGATAGTTCTTGCGGTATCTGTGTATTGCACAGAAGCGGGTGCGGTAGTGCCATCTTGTGTTTGAAGCACTAGCGCAGTAATTGTTACGTTGTGTGCAACAACCGTTGTACCGCCATCAAGAATTTCATCAGTCTGAGCCGCTACGATTTGTGCGCCAGAACTAGCAGTACCAACCTCGTAACCAATGTCACCCGTTCCAATAACTGGAGAAACGTCACAAAAGATCTTAATGTCAGTAATGATTGTGTTTGCAGGCTGCGTAAACTCACCAATCGTTGGGCTATCGCCAGCAGTAGTGTTTACGGTAACACCAGTCGCGTATCCAACGTGTTTAAGGTACTTGGCGGTTACGATGCCGGTAGAAGCAATATCAACTACATCGGTGGCTGCACCAGTTGTTGAGTTTTTAGAAATGACTTTAAAGCCGTTCTCTGAACGGACTGCACCATTGAAGGTTGTATTACCCATGAGTATCTCCTGTCTGGGTTAGTGTCAAATTGTTCCATGTGAAACATTTGTCAGGAATAAAAAAAAAGGACTGCCCGATAATACACCGGACAGTCCTTAAAAGCTCTAGCTAGAGCCTGGGGAACCGTAGATTCCCAATGGATCAGATACGCCGAACGAGTAACGCTCACGCGCTTTGTAGCGCACGTTACCAGTATCAAAGTCGCCGTCCATAGAAGTTTCAAGCGCAGTACGCTCAAACATCTTCATACCGTTCGGTATATCGGTGGTCAAGAAGAAAGCGTTGCTGTCAGTCAAATAATGATTCACAGCGTAACCTTCAGGGATAGCACCCATGTTACGAATAGCATTGATGTCGTTGTCAGCCGTGTTAGTCCGCTGAGTTGTTTCAAGCAGACGATCTGCTGTAAACATCAATGCGGGTGGAACGATTAAACGACGAGGACGAGCGGCAATCAGAAGGCCACGTTCATCAGTGAACGCAGCAATCTCGATGATTGCATTCTCTAGAGAGGTCTCGTTTAAGTCAGCACCTGTTGTTGGGCGGTTGGAGTTAGTTCCACCGCTTACCAATGGGTGGCTGGCGCTGAACAACGTAACTCCGTCACCAGACGTAAAGGTTGTGAAACCGTTGTTGAGCAAGTTAGCCGCTTTGACTTGCTTCGTGTAAGCCATTGCGCGAGAAAGCGCCTTGGTGTAACGAGCAGAAAGAGAATCATAAAGATTATCTTCCATAGCCTCCTCGGTTATAGCAAAGCCCATCGAAATAGTTTCGTGGTTATATCTGGCAGTGTAAGACTCTTGTGCAGAGTCATAACTTGTTGCCGCGCCTTCTGCTTTAACAGGGGCAGCCGCAAAGCCAGAAAGCTTTACTTCTTCTTCAAACGAACGATCAGAACTTTCTGTCTCATAAATGAGCGTGTGTTCATCTTCGTATTTTTCGTACTCCAAACCAAATAAGGCGTTAAGCCCTGGTAGGAGTTCTTTAAGCATTTGCGCTCTTGAAATTGCCATTACTTAATTCTCCTTATACACCAAGCTTGGTTTCGTAAGCGTGACTTAAAGGCAGATAGGTCACAATACAGTCGGTGAAGGCATCGCCTACAGCACTGGTTGGGCCATCTACGAAGTCAACGATACGCAGTGGTAATGTATTAGTCGTAGCGATAGAGCCGCCGTCTAAGGCGTTCTTGCTTCGACCGATGGATGTTGAACCGGCAGTGTTAACCGCTGAGACATTGTTTCCAAGTCCAGTTTGTGCAATAGCTTCATCAGCTTGCATACGGAATAACAGCTTAGGATCGTCAACAACGTAAGCAACAATATCATCAGCAGCAGTTGATGCTGGGAATTGTTGATTGAACGTCATCTGGTTTGTGGTTGGATCTGTGTAAGCGCAGCCTACAAAAATACCAACGGTGCCAGCAGCAACAGAAGTTGTTACAGCAGCTTTTTCAACAGTTCCGGCAGCAACGAGCTTTACGAAATCACCATAAAAAATGGCGGTTGCATATGCGTTTGCAATCTTGATATGACGAATTTTCCCAGTAAATGAGCCACTCGCACTCAAGGTATCAACCGGCTCTGCACCTGTGGGGGTAGCAGCGATAGCCATAATAGGCCTCCTAGTTAATTAAGGGCCAACCCCTGCTTAGGGTTAACCTCTTCCAAAAGTTGTCCTGGTGCTACGCTCTGGAGAGAGCATTGGCATCCGAGGATCGTTTTCTCTTAGATAGTTGTTGTCAACCGAACTCATCTGTTGTTCAGCAACATTCTGGAAGTGTCTTTCTCGCGCAGCCATCTTTTCTTCTGGCGCTTTGCACAATAATAATCCACCAACCTCAATGTTGCCTTCAAACCGAGAGCCTATATCCGACTGTAACATCAGTTCTGGATGATCGTCAGCCCTTACAGGCTGCCATCCTTCCCGAAACATCTTAGATGTATGCGTGTTATCAGACTCTCCTAGAATACTGGTTCTTACCCATCTAAAAACCCATCCATCTTGTGGATCGGGATCTGGAAGGATAGAAGCAGGACTCCATGTATCTGTCGGTCTTGCATCAACTTCTCTAGAGTTGCTTTTTCTTGGTGTGCGCTCATCAGTCATTACGAAGTCTCCTTGGCGAGTTGCCTCGCATACTGTTCTGGGGTTAAACCCAATCTCTTGGCGAGAGATAATTGGGTAGCCGTCAACCGTACTTTGCGCGGTTTAGCACCATTACTCCGTGAGGAGGGGGCTACCACCGACGAGGGCTGATTGTGAGTCACGGGCGCGTCACGGCTATATGTGTCGCTATTATCCTCCCAATCATGTTCTGGAAATGCTTGTCTTAAACGAGCATCAATCTGCCTAAAATACTCCTGAGAGTTAGGCTGAATTCCTCTTTTTATTAAACCTGCATGAGCACCATACGCCAGACTGGTCATTTCTTCAAACCCGTCTTGCATAAACCAAGTGTTCTTAGATGCCCACTCTTGGGCCTCTGGATCTACCTGTGGTGCTTGCTGCTGAGCAACTTGTTGTACTGACTGCTCAGCAATTTGCTGCTGATAAATCTGCTGCTCGTACTGCTCTCTCTGAACTTGCTGTGATGAAAGCTGTTGAGCATGACGCTCTGCCTCACCAACTTCAGCTTGCGCTCTCATAAGATCTTCTTGAGCGTTAACGACATTATCAGTGTCGCCTTCCTCATAAGCTTTCTTATAATTGCTTCTTGCTTGTTGCAAAGAGAGTTCTGCTCTTTGTTTGATCTGGGCAACTAATGCGCCTTCACCACGATTGATTAAAGATTCATACTCTTTGTTCTTCGCTGAAAGCTGTTGGGCAACACGAACAGCTTCTTCGCGCATCCTTTCTGCGGCTTCCCGCTGACGGCGCTCTTCATGCTGCTCGTATCGTAGTTTGTTAATTCTTTTTTGAACTTTATCGCTATAGCCACTTAGCTCATCATCGTCTTCTGTATCAGAAGCCTCTGCTGATCTAGGAGCCCTACGATCTTCTTCACCTCTATCGTCAATGACCTCAAGCTCAATGTCTGAGTCTTGATCGTCAGAGGATTTTTTACCGATCTGGGTGCGGACACCAAAGAATTTCTCTTCGGGACTGTGCTGCTGACCTAAGTCAGTATCTTCTGCTTCACTCATACCTTAACGATGCCTCTTGGATCTTCGACAACAGCCTCAACGGAGTCATCATTGATTAAACGAAATTCCTTACCATGCACTTTAAATCTAGTACCTGAGTAAGACCTCATTAGAATCCAATCACCTTTCTGGCAATAAGGGCCATCAGGGAATCGCTTAGGGTCATTGTAAGCACCAGCTCCCATTTCGAGAACCATGCCGACAATAGACCCTACTTCCTCATCACGAATTGTGGAGTGTGCCTTTAGTATGCCACCTTCCGTCAATTCATCAGGCTCTGGTAGAGCGATCAACAGCTTAAACCCTTTAGGGGTAGGCAACTGCTTTGCCTTGCGAGAATCATCCTCTTCAGGTGTCTCGTTATTTGCTAATGCTTCAGACATTAGTGTTTCCTTCAGCACTGGAAAATAGCGTCCAGAGTCGCTTGCACCGCTTTTGCGGGGAATTACGTCGATTCAGCCCTCTGTTTGAGGTCTAAAATCTCACGTTCTGCTAGTGCTAAACCCTCGATAATGCCGCAAATCTTGGCGTATTCGCCGTAATCTTTGCAGCCACCACCGCTAACATGGTCAGCATATTCATTCATTTGAGATCTGATCGCATTTTTTAAAACATCAAAGACATTGTCATGAATGTTAGTCATTCATAAGATCCTTAGCGATCTCAATTCCAATCTTCATACCGTCAAGTTGCTCTTTTGAAGCAATGCGCCGATCTTCAAGCTCTTGTTGTGTGTTTGTTTCAGAGATACGAGCGCCAAGCCTGCCCTGCTCTATCTGCATCTGTTGATCAAGACGTTGCTTATCAAGCTGAGCCTTAGCCATTAGCTTTTGACCTTCTAGCTGAAGCTTAGCTTGGTCTGATTGAGCCTTAGATTGGGCAGCCATCTCTTTGATCTGCAACTCTTTCTGCTGCATCTGGACAAGAGGGTCTTTAGCCTGCTCTTGAGCCTTCTTCTGCTGAGCCTCTTGCTGGTTCTTACCTTTAAGCTGCTCGGCAGCCATGCTTGCAAGCTGAGATATTCTGAATTCAATGTCTTCTGGCAAGCTTTCCCCTGGTGGTGGAAGCTCAAAGCCCAGTTGTTTCTCAACATCTGCTCTATATTTAAACGCCAAGTGTTCTTGAACGTGAGCAGAAAGCTCAGCCATAGCCTTTTTAGCGTTAGGACTCTTGCCCATAACCTCCATGATTTTAGGATCTTGCGCCATAGCCATGTGAGTTTGTATGTGAGCCTCATGGTCTTGGTAAACAAATGCCTTAACAGGCTTACCATTTATGATGTTCATGTTCTCACTTACAGGATCTGTAGGCTGCATGTCATCATCCGTAGGCACAATCTTGTCTGCATCACGGATATTAAGGATTTCTAGCATTTGACGGTGCAATAACGGCAAGTCATACATCTCAGGCGCTTGTTGAGCCAGTTGAAGTGCTGCTTGATACTGCATAATGCGCTGAGCCATCGTTCCTGCGTTAGGATCGCTGACTGGAATGATGTCTACACGATCATCAAAGTCAGATCCTACTAAAGGCTCGGACTCTTCGTCATACGGATAAGCTTCTGGGCCAAAATCACGCACAATTCCGCTTAATAGGCGCAATTCTACCTTCATAGAGGCGTGCATACGGGCCTGAACGGCGCTCATGACCTTCATTGACCGCTCTAGTATCGCTAAAGTGGTTCCAACAGGCGCTTCCGCGTTCATATCCGCCGCTTTTACGTCCGCAGCCGAAGCAAAACGTCTTCCTTCCTCTACAATGTCGCCCATAAGCTGGTATAAGACCGTGCTTGGCTCTTTGTAGGGCAAAAAACTGATATTTTCTTTGATTGATCCACCAGGAACGTCCACATCGCGGAACTCGCCAGGCATAATCGGGGTGTCATCACCCTTAATTCTTAATCCTCTAGCTTTTAAGCCGCCTGGTAGGTTGGCTAAGGTGCCAGCATCTACCAATTGACGAAGCAAAGAGGTTGCTGACTTAGCTAAACCGCCAATCATGTGGATAAGACCGAAGCCATAGAAGCCAAGACCAGGCATATACTGGTAGTGAACGAAATGCTCACGCTTCATCTTGTACTCATCGTCCTCATACCAGTTTCGACGAATCGAAAGAATTGTTCTGGAGCCAAGCTCTATGGAAACAACATAAGGTAATTGAATGCCTGTAGGCTCACCTTTAGCTGTATCTTCAAATCCAACCAAATCTAGGTCAACCATCATCTCTAGAATGGTGTGACGAGAATCTAAATCGTAATTAGCTGAGTCGCCAGTAAGCTCATTGTACTTTCGCTCGATATCGTCGTAGTCAGGTGCTGCTGCTGCAATCTCAACATCCGCATAGAAGCCGTTAATCTGCAACTTACGGATATCATTCGCACTACGCTTCATGATGTGAGTCGCTCTTTCGCAAGTCACAAGATCAGAAGCGCCATAGCTAA